GAGGAGGAGATGGTTCTCCGATCAGAGGTTCACGACGCTGCCTGCGGCATCCGTCGCCGCGGTGCCAGCGCGCCGCGTGAGGATGGTGTCGCCGGCATCGCTCAGCTCGCAGACGATCGCCGCGTTGAGCGTGACCGTGCTGCCGCTGGTGTACGTCGCCTTGAGGTAGCGCTTGCGGCCGCCGAGCGGCACGCCGTACACGATCTTCGCGACCGACGTGTTGTTGGTCGCCGTCGACAGCGTGTAGGTCGTACCCTGGACGAGCGTCGAAATGGCGTTGGTCGTGCCACCCGACGTGTCGCTCTCGACGATGTTGTTTGCGCTTGCCGCGGGAGCGACCGAGGTCGACCCGCAGACGTAGATCTTGGCGTAGTTGAAGCCCTGGGTGTCGAACTCGGCGGTGAGCGTCGTGACGCCAGCGCCGATGACGTTGAGGATCTTGGTGGAGCTCTTCATGGTGTGGTTCCTTTCCTATCAGATCAGAGGGTGAACTTCACCATCGCGCCGGCCGCGGTGGAGCCGCCGACGTTGGCGCAGACGATGTCGAAGCGCTCCGTGCCGCGGACGACGCGCTCGTCCTGCTCGAACGCATTGAGCGCCGAGTCGGAGAACGCGATCGCCGTCGCTCGGCGGTCGCCGAGGAAGCACGCCTGCGAGAGATCACCGATGTACGCGAGCACGTCGCCGTCGGCACCGGTCGTCGCGGTCACCGCAGGGAGAACCTGCGAGAACTCGACGGGGTATCCGAAGTAGCGCGGGGAGATGCCGTTCGACATCTCGGCCGCGGTGACGCCGCCTGCAGCGGTCGCAAGGCGCTCGAAGATCGCGTGATAGGTGGACTTGTGGCAGTAGATCTTCACGTTGTTGCGCTGGAAGGCCCAGTTCGGGAGCTTGGCGAGCGCCGCGGAGACCTCGTCCTTCGTGACCGAAGCATAGGTCGTGGTCGCGCTGGTCGCGACCTGGTAGGTCGCGTTGGTCAGCGCTCCTGCGAGACCGACGATGCCGCCGTAGGTCGACGTTCCGGTGCCGTTGAAGCCAGCGTCGTCCTCCTTGAGCGAGAACGCATAGGCGACCTCGTTGGCGATGTCGTCGCCGATGTTCACCAGAGCGTCCTCGAGCAGCTCGTTCGAGACGGTGGTGAGGCACATGAGCTTCTTCGCGATCAGCTGGACGCTGTCGAAGGTCTGGAGGCTCTCGGTGCCGGCGTTGATCTCGCCGACGAAGTACGCGGTGAGGCCGTTGACGCGCTTCGAAATGCGGAGCGTATCGCTCGACATCGGGTAGATCTTCGCGTTGCGGCGGAAGACGCCGTACTGCTCGCGGAGCGTCACGATCTCGTTCTCGAACTCGTCGGGAACGAGGAAGCCGCCGGCGCTGTTGACGCCTTCCTGGTGCTGCTTGACGTGGATGCCGTTGTTCTTGCAGAACTGCGCGGACTTCTGGTGGCCCATCGCGGCAAGGCAGAACGCACCGAAGCGGTAGGCGCTCTCCTTCGTCTTGAACGCCTTGAGGCGGCCGTACTGCTTGGCGTTCTCCCAGGCCTTCGGCTCGGCGCTGACGGCCATCGGGCCGACGCCGCCGGTCGTGCGGATGCCGAGCGCGTTGCGGACGCTCTTGGCGACCTTCTCCTCGATGCCTGCGGCATCGGCGGAATCCTCGGCGACCTCTGGAGCGCCGGCGCGAATCGCGACGTCGAGTGACTCGGGGTCGATGGCGACGCCTGCGGCGTCGGTGATCATGAAGTCACCCTCGAGGATGAGCTTCTTCTGCGCGACGACGCCTGCCTCACCCTTTGCCTTTGCTGCCTTCGACAGCGCGTCCTTGAACTGGTCGATCGTAATGGTCTTCATGGTTCATTCCCTGCGTTCTGCGGGATGGATCGAGCTCAAGGAGACGCTTCCAGGCACTCGCCGACAGGCGCTCCAAGTCAGATCCGCACCGCACCCTTCGCGCGCGCGATCTCTCGGCGGACGATGGCATCGACGTCAATCGGCTTCCGCTTCTGCGCGGTTGAGCGCGCGGGGACGTCGACCGTGACGACGATCCGCTTCGGCACCTCGATCCCGAACCAGCGCTTCGCGCCGACAGGAGAGCAGAGACCCTTCTTGACCGCGGTGATGAGCGCCTCGGGATTCGCCTGCAGCGGAGCGAGGGATACCTCGAGCAACTTCCAGCGCGAGAAGATCCGCGACACGGAGCCGCCGTACTTCTTGCGGTCGATGTCCGTCGCCATGCGGACGCCGCCTTCCTCCGGCACGTATCCGACGGAGACGCCGCTGACGATCCCCTGTCCGACGAGCGCCGCGGCGACCTCGGGGAAGAACTCGCCGGCGTATCCGTCAGGACGCTTCGCGAAGACGAAATCGGCGACGATCTCGCGCTCCTTCCGCTTCAGCGGTCCGACCGCCTTGCCGACAGGCTCCGCGTAGTCGTGGTTCCAGAAGAGCGTCGGGTTCCTGTCGAACTCCTTCGAGTTCATGCCGCTCGGGATCAGCACCTCGCCGTCTCGGTCGATGGTCTCGCTGGTGATGACTGCGGTGAACCCGCTCGCGCTCGGCGCGATCTGCGCGCTCAGTGCCTTCGTCTGCATGGTCGTCATTGTGCCTCCCTCGCCGCTCGCTCCTCGCGCTCGATCTCAGCCTGGATCTCGCTCGCGATGTCCTGGTATCCGTCGACGAGCTTCGGCTGCAGGCTGCATCGGCAGTTGGGATGCAGCGGCGGTCCGTCGATGTTCTCGTAGTCGAGCTCGAGCTCGCCTCCATCGGCTCCCGTCAGGACCGATCCGCGCGTCAGGAACGCCTGGTCGATCCCGACCGCGTTCTTCTCAAACTGGTCCGCCATCGCCTGGCAGAACTCGCACGGGTCTGGAGCGAGCAGCCACGTCTTACCCTCGACGATGCCGCTCGACCGCCATGCCTCGACCTCGGCGCTCCGCATGGCGCGCTGCGCCTCGGTGCGCGCGATCGTCACGGCTCGGTTCCTCGTGGCGCGGTCGTCGTCGCCAGCGCGTCCGGCCCATTCTTGCACGCCGTCCGCCAGCTCGTCAATCGTCGCTCCCGCCTGCAGTCCGTCGCCGAGCAGAGCAGAGACGCGGACGGCCGTGTACCGGTTGACCGATCCAGCTGCGCGGCGCGCGAGGCGCGTCGACTCTGCCTCGACGTATGCGTCGAGCTCGGGGGTCGGCGGAGCGAACTCAGGAGCGAGCGCGGCGACCTCCTGCACCGTCCTGTTGCCGACGATCAATCCCTCGCGGATCGCCGACTGCAGGTACGGACGCATCGCGTCCACGATCTCGCGGTTCCACCTGGCGCTCATCAGCAGGGTCTCGACCTTGACGGTCAGCTCCTGCGTCGGAGCCGTCGACTCGCGTATCGCCTTGATCGCCTCGCGGATCTGCCGCTGAAGCACCTTGTCGACCGCCAATGCGATCCTCTGCTCCTCCTCGCTCGCGTCGCCGACGGCCTTCGTGACGACGTGATCCGACCAAAGGCGCTTCACGGATACCTTTTCCGATCCATCAGAGCATCCACACCCACAGCTCTTTCGGACGCGACGCGATCCGACGCGCTTCTCGCGCTCTCGGTCAAACTGCTCGACCTTTCGCCTGGCCCAAGCGAAGCCGTCGTCGCCTCCCCATCCGTTCCAGGCCTGCCATCCCTTCCCTTGGTCGTCCCACGTCTCTCCCTGCTTGTCCGACTCATGGCGCTCGAAGTAGGCGAGCATCCGGCGGATCGTGTCCTCGGAGAGCGCGACGCGGTTCTGCAGGTCTCTCGCGCGCGCGAGTCCGACGGCTGTCATGCCGCGCTGCGACTCAGGCTTCCGAGCGCGGACCTCGAGCGCTCGGCGCGCGTTGTCGGCGACCGTCTGCGGAGGTCGCGTGTCGATGTCGGAGATCGCCTTCACGGACGGAGACGCATCCTGCTCGAGCTCCTTGCGCTCGAGCTCGGCGACCGCGTCCTCGATCGACTTGCCTGAGCACATCGAGTAGGCGATCGCGACCGCCTGGTCCTGCGGATAGCCTTCGTCAAGCAGCTTCGGAATCTTCTCGGAGACGCAGTCGGAGAGCGCGTCCTTCGCGTTCGGCTCCTGCGCCTCGACGTCGATACCCCAGGCGTGCGCGGCGTCCTGCGCCGGCTGCTCAGGCCTCGCA